TGGACCTGAGTTAGGATTTCGATAGGGTAGTTTGAGTTGTGAATTTTGTCGTATTTCTTCCAGACCTTTAAGAAGCCAAGGTTTAGAATATCTCCGATGGATGATTGAGGCGCGTAAGCGATAGCTGATTTGATAGTGTCGTTGTCCCAAGGTCGGCCTGGGAAGAAACACCGCCTTCCGAGGGGTGTGGTTATTTGGCGTGTAGCTGCCAGCCGCATACGCACGTCGTTGTGCCAGCGGGGGATTTCAGCGAAGGCCCCGAAGTATTTCTTTTGGAAGAGGCTGGCTTGGGCCTTCGGAATGTTTAGGTGCATAGCGATAACTGCGTCTGACCCGCCGTAATTTGTACCATGCCCTCCTCGTTTAGCCATATCTCGATATGAGAAATGACGGTAAAAGGGGCGTTTTGCAATCTCTTTATCAGANAGAGTTGCTCCGGCGAAAATCTCGGGCCATACAAGTCGTGTAACAGTTGTATGGAGATCGCTTGATTCACAGGCTTGGAGATAAGAACGCCCGAACGGAAGGGAAAGATAAGCAACCAGCTTAGACTCTGCCTGAGCAAGATCGAGTTGGCAGAACTTTTTGCCTCGGTCCGGGACAAATATTCGACGCATCTCGTCAGTGATGTTCTGAAGGTTTGTTCCTCGTCCAAAAGGGTCTTCATTAGAACTCCAACGGCCGGTCATAGGNCCAGCGACTTGATACGCGCAATGGATGCGNGAATTTTCGATGCCGGTTTCAAGAACCTGAATTTTNTTTGTNTAGTCTCGAATGCCGAGGATCAGATCACAGAAAGGTTTGGAGATAGGCTCACGCTGCATCTTTTCGAGCGCCTTGCGGTCGCAAGAGACTTTGTATTCTTTGGTGAGTTTGTNGAAGGACTTGATCGGGGGGAGNCCAAGGACTTCGTAGAAAAGCTGGCAAAGCTGTTGTGAGGAAGCTGGGTTAATCGCAAAGTGCTTTTTATGCTTTTTATCGAAGTACGGCTCAAGGCCGAGACCTTCGGTGCAGAGCCTGAAGAAGATTTCTTCCGCGCGGGCACGTTGAAGGGAGAGGGAGTTTAAGACCTCACCGCGGCGGGCCATGTCAACCTTGACTCCCCGCTTCATGAGGGTGAAGGCTGGTGCCTGCATTGCACGAGTCATGTTGTAGGCGAAGGGGACTTCTTTAATGCTGTGTGAAAGAGCCTGGAAGACCTCCATTGTAATCATGCAGTCAAGGCCGTTGTATGCCCAATACTGCTGGGAATAGGAAAGCGATGGAACGTCTAGGGTTGCGGATTCGAGAATCCTCATGTGTAAAGCGTCCGCTTCTCAACAGACTTTCCGTGCATCCGCGCCCAGATCCAGGCTTGGTGCATCCCCTTGCTCATCCCATGATCGACGTAGAACGCGATGCAGTCCGCGCGCATAATCATCAGCTTATTGACTTCGATGCCTTCCGCGTTGTTCTACATCGGTCTCGTAAAGGGCTTCAGTCCAAGCCAACATCGCATGGGAGGCCCAAGGTATCTCATTCCGCGCGAGCGCATCGCGTATGCAGTTGCGGAGATATTTCTTCGCCTTTTCCCCGGCGCCGAGGCCAGCCCAAGGACTTTCAATTACAGTCAGCATACGAGTTTCTTTCCGATGAAGTCTTCCAAATTACACCTAAAAGACTGCGACGTTTCAAGTCCATAGCTATTCCTCTCGCTTATGTTCGTTGGTGTCTCCGCCACGAACACGCCAGCGTTTCCATGCGCGTTCGTTAGCGTATATGCTGCCTAGGAAGTCCAGGCCCTTAGGCATAGCTGGGTATAAGGAATGGCTCTGGATCATAGTGTCTTCAGTGAAGTTCGTGACTTTGACGTTGTATTTGGAGAGGTAAGATACGTCGTAGAGTCCGTTTTGTGCGATCTTCACGCTGCGTGAGGCGCAGATGCTCCGCATAGCTTTGTAAGCGAGGACTTCATCTTCTTCCCGCTCCCAATAATTCCCGGTCTTCACGTCCCAGAAAGGGATGACGAAGCACTCTTTCAGGTTCGGGGCGAAGCCTATGCAGGTGATCTGCTTCGCGGAAGTCTCGATATCGAAGGAGATAAAGTCTTCGTTGCAGAGGCGCTCAGTCCAATCTTCTAAATCTCGGATGGTGGGTTCGATGTAGATCAGCCGGTTGATAAGGCGGGCTTCAGGATAGGCGCTTTCAATCTTCGCTTTGATGAGGTCAGCTACAACCTGAGGCCGCCACTCATACTGCCGAAGAACCGCAGCAGGCGAATAAGTCGGGATGACCTTCCTCTGCCCGTGGAAGTGTAACGCGCCACGGAGCTTTGTAATGCCGGAGACCCCGCATAAAGCAGCCACGACCGAATTGCCACAGGTGACGATGACGTTGGGGTTGACTTGAGCGATTTCTTCGAAAAGTCGGGCCAAAGCTGGCTGGGTTCGGGCTGGGTCAACGACTCCCTTTTTGCAAGGGATTCCTGCCCAAGGGAGCGATAGATCGAGACTAAGCTTCGTCCGTGGAACTGCCCAGGCATTGATGTCTCCTCCCGGAGGGCGCTCTTTGAAAAGGTAGGTAAGCGCGACATTGGCGCGGGAAAGTTCCGCGTCTGCAAGCATCGTGTCCAGCTCCCGTCCCGCGTGGCCGGTAAAAGGAGCCCCAACGCGAAGATCCTCCTCGGTCGGAATCTCACCGATGAGAAGGATCTTAGCGCCGGCTGGAGCGAGTAGTTTCACTTCTTGAGAAGCAGGCTCGCCCGTGAAGTCCGGACGATTTTAGGGGTAGGGACGCGGGCAAGCTGCCGTGCGCGACGTTCAGCCATTTCTTTCTTGTGCTGCTGCTTCAAGTAATATATCGCAGGAACAAGTACAACTTTGTCCGAGTATTGCCCTGCGCGAAGGATCGCTTGCTTCAGAGTGCCCATTGGTCTGCCTCATAAGCAATGGCGAGATAAGCTGCCGCGTCGGTATAGTTATCGCGGTGGCCTCTTACTCCAACCGCGATTCTAGCGATTTTGGCAAGCACCATAGCCATCGCGGCGTCATGTGCGGGAGACGTGGGTTGGCCTATGCGTTGCCCGGAAAATGAACGGTACAATTCGAGGAACGCGGCATAGCACTCCATGTTTACCGTTGGCGGGCCGTACGTCTTTGCTCTATCTTCTGAAGTAAGACGCGCCGCTTCTTCCAGCACTTCAATCCTAAGCACCTTATCCATTCCACGCTCCATTCATATAATTCACATGTTCAGGCAGCACGTCAAGGCCAAGTCCCCGCTTCGCTCCCAGGGACTTGGCCGCGCGAAGCGCCGTGCCAGAGCCTGCTGTTGGATCGAAGATTTCAGTAGTCCCGTCTACGAGCATTTCCATGAAGTGAGTTACGACAGGGATGGGTTTTTCGGAGAGGTGGTGGTCTTTGGTTGTGGGAGCAGCGATAGATGCAGCTTTAACTTTAAGAATTTTTCGATCGCCTCGTGAAGCAAAAATTGCAATTTCGAATGTTCGTCGAGGCCACCTGCGCACGTCAGGTGCAATTCCAGCGTTGTCTGATTTATGCCAGATAAGTGGCACGTCACAGACAGTCCAGCCGTAGTGGGTAAAGCGGCTTGCAATTCTGCCATAGTTTTTAGCAGCAAGCCAGAATACGCAGTGCGCGGTATCTGAGATAAAGTTATCTTGATTGTCGAAGAATGCTCGTGTAAGACGATCGAAAAGCTCAGGGGAATCGTCGTATCGTCCATCGGTTACGTCCCAGCGGGCGGAAGAGTTTTGAAGGTTCGCGCTGTCCATATTTAGGCCGTAAGGGAAGTCGCAATGGATGAGGTTGAAACGGCGGCCGGAGTACTCTTTCGCCCATAAGGCGAAGTCGCCCTCTAAAGCTTGGAAGGCAGGTGCTTCTTTAGGTGGGGTGGGTGCGGGGTCAGCGTAGAGCTGGGAGGTCTTAATACTCGGCTGCGCAGAGGCGCCTTCAGGAAGGAAGACTTCTTTCGGCTCGACTTCTTCCGGCCCCGACACAATGTCCTCAAAGATGTCTTCGAGTGCTGCGTCGGTCAGCCGCTGAAGCTTAATCGTGACTTGTGAGTACGCGGAGGTCCAAGTCGGGCATTCCTTTAACTCTGGAAAGCGTTCAAGATTCTCCGCAAGGGTAATCATGTGGGAGAGCGTCTGCGCGCTCATGACTAGGGATTTTGCGGCCAGCGCCT